CAGCGGTATTAGATCATTAATGAGAACTATTCAAGAGAAGTCAGCACCAGAGCGTGACTTGTCTAGAAATGTGCGTGATGACTTGATGACTACATTGTCAGGCGAGACAATGGCAAATATCAAGTCTGTATATTCTGAAAGAGAAGCATTTTACTTGATAACAGCCCCTATTGTTAAGCAAGTATTTTGTTTTGATACTAGAAAGTCTCTTGCTGATGGTTCGTATAGAGCAACAATATGGGATTCTATTGAGCCGAAATCATTTCTATCTAGGCGCAACGGCGATTTGTTGATTGGTAAAACTGGATATGTTGCTAAATTTTTTGGTTATCTTGATGATACAAGTACCTATCAATTTGCCTACTACACAAATCACGCTGATTTAGGAAACCAATCTCAAACATCAATCATAAAAAAGATCAGTGCTATTGTTATTGGTGGTAGCAATCAATTTGTAACCATCAAGTGGGGATATGATTTTCTAACAAATTATCAATCGCAAAACATATTAATTCCAGCTCAAGGTGTTTCTGAGTATGGAATAGCAGAATATGGAGCAAATGCCACTATAGTTGCTTATTATTCAGAAGGAGTTGCTTTGCAGACATTGATGGCAAATGGCTCTGGCTCTGGCAAAATTGTTCAAACTGGATATGAAACAACTGTTAATTCATCTCAATTATCAATTCAGAAGATTGAAATTCAGACAAAACAAGGCAGAATGTCTTAAAGGAATGCCATGACAAATTACACTAAATCAACCAACTTTGCGACTAAGGACACTTTAACCTCTGGTGATCCATTAAAGATTGTCAAGGGTACTGAAATCAATACTGAGTTTGACAATATTCAAACTGCTGTTAACTCTAAGGCAGATACTGCATCTCCTACCTTTACAGGTACTGTTGTAATCCCAACAGTAACTATTAATGGCGGCACGATCAATGGTGCGGTGATTGGTGGAACTTCTGCCCTTGCTGGTACTTTCACAACATTGACCGCAACTGCTGATTCAAGTTTTACATCAACTGGTGCTGTTCTGTTGTCTAAGGGTACAACTGGTCAACGCCCTGCAAGTTCCGTTGCTGGACAGATTAGATTTAACACTACAACCTCAAATTTTGAGGGTTACAGTGGTACAGCATGGGCATCTGTAGGTGGTGGTGGTGCTACTGGTACATCTGGCAATGACATCTTTTACGAGAACTCAAAGACAGTAACTATGGGGTACTCAATAACGGCTGGTAAAAATGCTATGGCTACTGGCCCTATTACCATTGCGGCTAACTTTACTGGTACAGGTGCTATTTCTGGAACAACATTAACAATCACAGGTTCAACTGGTTCTGGTGTTTTGGTGGTTGGTTCTATCATTAGTGGAACTGGCGTAACTGCTGGAACATTTGTTAGTGCATTTGGAACTGGTACAGGCACTACAGGAACTTATACTGTTTCAGTTTCACAGACTGTCTCTAGTACCGCAATCACAACATCAACTGCTGTCACTGTTCCTAGTGGTAGTCGTTGGGTAATTTTGTAAAAGGGAATATATGAGTTCACTTGTTTTAACAGGAGATACCAGCGGGGCGGTAACACTTGCTGCCCCTGCTGTTGCGGGTACAAACACGCTGACTTTGCTTGCAGCCACTGCGACTAGTTCTGTCAATGTCTTGGCAACAGCTGTAGCCTCGACCAGTGGTACAAGCATTGACTTTACAAGTCTGCCAGCGTGGGTTAAGAAAATTACTGTGATGTTTAGTGGCGTGAGTGTGAGCATCACATCAAGTATTCAAGTGCAGTTAGGAACAGGGTCAACAACATACACAACAACAGGGTATGTTGGTTCAGCCGTAAGATTTAGTGCATCTGCCCTTACTGCGACTTCATTTACAACAGGTTTTGGGTTAAATAATTCAGTTGCGGCGGCGTTAATTAGTGGAAGTATGACTATTACAAATCTTACAGGTAATACTTGGTCTGCATCTGGCACTGGAGGTTCAGCAGACGCTGGCTTTCTTGTTTTTGCGACAGGTGGTTCTATTGCACTCGCTGCTGCACTTACCGCTGTTCGTATCACAACAGTCAACGGCACAGACACATTCGATGCTGGTTCTGTCAACATTCTGTACGAAGGATAATCATGTCAATACTTGTTTTAACTTCTGACACGCTGATCGGTACAGCAGCCGCTGGCAACATCGAATACACAAGCCCCATCTTTGCGGCTACACCTATTGGCACACAGCGAGGCATTGTTCCGACTCAACAGTATTACAGACTGAACGCTGACTATGTCGGCTCTAATGCAACTGGCGCACAAAGTTTGTTTGGCGTTGGTGTTACGCTGTCAGCAAGCACTGTGTATGAGTTTGAAATAATTTTTGCGCTTAGCAAAACTGCTGGCGCAACTTCTCACACAATTGCGCTTGGGTTTGGCGGTACAGCTACCGTTAACAACATTGGTTATTATGAATCTTTAGCAGAAAACAATACGTCACTTACAACTTTAGCCGCAACTAATGATGGTGTAGTTTTTATTCAAACAGCTTCTGCAACAGTAATTACACAATCTTTTGGTAATGCTACCAAATGTGCTATTTCAATAGTAAAAGGAACAGTGTCAATTAACGCTGGCGGCACATTCATTCCGCAGTACACGCTATCAGTTGCACCGGGCGGTGCTTACTCAACAGTAGCTGGTAGCTTTATCCGAATCAATCCGCTTTCCGCATCAGGCGCAGCGACTAACGTGGGGACATGGGCATGAGTACAGTAATTGATGGATCAGCAAGCGTCACGATCAACTCTGGCGCAATTCTTGGCATTACCTCTGGCACTGCGGTTGCGTCTACCAGCGGTACGAGTATTGACTTTACTTCTATCCCATCATGGGTGAAGCGGATTACTGTGATGTTTAATGGTGTAAGTACGAGTGGTACTTCATCTATTCAAGTACAAATAGGCGCAGGTTCTGTTTTGACAAGCGGATACAACGCTGGTGTCGGTCTTATTAACAACTCAAGTTTTACAACAACGTCAAATATTTCTAGTGGTTTTGCCACTATCCCAACAGGCGTAAACACCGCTGCCTACATACATTATGGGCAGATGATATTGTCAAGTATGGGTTCAAATACTTGGGCTGTTTCGGGAAACTTTATATATCCCGCTGCGCTAAACATCATGATGGTCGCTGGCGCTGTGGCGCTATCAGGAACGCTTGATCGCGTACGCCTAACCACCGTAAACGGCACAGACACCTTTGACGCTGGATCAATCAACATTCTTTATGAAGGCTAAATTATGACACACAGAATCGTAGTAAACGTAGAAACAGGCGTAGTCTCTCAAGTTGAGTACACCGCTGAAGAACAAGCAGTGCATGATGCGGCAGTAGCGGCACAAGCACTTGCAGAGGCGGTAGCCATTCAACAACAACAAACAAATGAATCAGCCTGAAATCATCCACCACTTTTCTGATGGACTGTATGCCAAGGAAGCTAGGTTTCCTGCGGGTGTAGCCATTCTTAAACACACCCATAACTTCAGTCACTTGTCTATCTTGGCTGAAGGTAAGGTTGCGGTATTGCGTGGGGATGAGATTGATATTGTTACTGCCCCTGCTTGTATTGAAATTAAGGCTGGCTTGACGCATGGCGTTAAGGCAATAACAGATTGTGTTTGGTTTTGTATTCATGCTACTGACGAGACAGACCCGTCTAAGGTGGATGAAATTTTGATTAAGGGAGATTGATATGCCATTTAAATCAGCATTAATAAGCGGAGCATTTTCACTATTAGGTGGTGGGATGCAGGGGAATTCCGCAAGAGATGCGGCAAATATATCTTCAGATGCCCAACTTAGGGCGGCACAAATTGCAGCGGAAGCGGCAAGGTTTCGTCCTGTTGGCATCACCACCCGTTACGGTACATCTAACTTTCAGACTGATGCACAAGGTAATGTAATTGGGGCTGGCTATAACGTCAGTCCTGAGCTAAGGGCTTACCAAGACCGTCTACAGGCTCTTACAGGCGGTGCATTGACTCAGGCTGAGATGGCGCAGCAACAATATGCTCCACTTCAGCAAAGCGCACAAGGACTGTTTGGCTTGGGTCAGCAGTATCTGCAACAGACCCCTCAACAGGTTGCGGCTCAATATATGCAACAGCAACAGGACTTGCTTGCTCCTAGCCGTGAACGATCAATGGCTCAACTGCAGAATCAGTTGTATCAGCAAGGTCGTGGTGGTTTGTCTGTTGGTGCTACAAGTATGCGTCCTAGCGGTGCGGCTGGCTTTGGTGCTGCCTCTCCTGAGATGGAAGCGTACTACAACGCTTTGGCTCAACAAGATGCTCAGTTGGCGGCTAATGCTCAACAAGCTGGTCAACAGAATGTTGCGTTTGGTGCTGGATTGTTGGGTAGTGGTTCTCAGTTGATGAGTCAGTATCAATCTGGTCAAGTAGGTGCATTGAACCCGTTTACAACGTATTTGGGTGCTGGTTCTACTCTTGAGCAACTTGGACAACAGCCTTTTGAGATGGGTTCTTTATTGGGTGGTCGATCTGCACAAGCTGGTGGTAATGTTGGTAGATCATTGCTTGTTGGCGGTATGAATGCCGCCGCAACTCAACAACAAGCTAATGCCTATAACCCATTTGCTGAATCTCTCCAAAATCTTGCAAGTAGACCGCAATTTGGTGAAGGTGTCGTTAATGCTTACGACAAATATTTTGGTGGTGGTGGCATGAATGAACAAGAAGCTCAAAATATGGCAAATGTTTGGGGTGCTTCATATAAAGCTAATCAACCAAATCCGTTTTTTGGATATTACGGAAAACCTTAAGGAACAATCATGGCAAACATATCAGAAATAAACCGTAATATACCAACTATTCCTTTGATGGCAGAAGGATTGATGGCAGATGGAACGGCTGATCTTGTAAATAGTAGTGGGCGTTTCCCTTACATACCTCCTGTAGATGGAGGTGGGCGTTTCCCTTACATACCATTTGAAAAAGAACCAGAAGGATTAATACGAATATTAAACCAGAATACTGGTAGGTATGAATTAAAAATAGACCCTAATTTTATTCCATACAATTCACCAGAATACTTGGCAAGGATGCAAGCCGATGCTGCTCAAATGGCTGCATCAGCACCAGAGACTGAATCAGCGCCAGCACGAGCATCAACATCACTATCATCTGGACAGAGTGATCTTTTTCCTAATTTAAAAATTGATCCACAATTTAGTGCGCAAGCACTATCAGAACCCACAAGTGTCTTAGGAATGTTTCCTGAAGTAGAAGCCATGCAACGTGCTTTGTACCAACAAAAGCAAAATGAAGCAATGCAAGCACAAGCACTGCAATTTGCAAGACTTGATCCTTTTGAAAAGGCTTCCTATGGCCTAGCTATGGGTGGTCAACAGTTAGGTGATGCCATTGGTGGTGCTTTGGGTGCAAAAGACCCACAGTTGCAGCAAATCTCAATGCGTAACGCAATCATGTCTCAACTTGACCAAAACAATCCTGAAACATTTTTTAAAGCAGCTAGGATGGCTTACCAATATGGTGATTCTGACTTTGCAACGAAAATTGCTGATGCTGGTCAGAGATTACAAGTGAGCGCAGCTACTACAAGAAAAACAATTGCTGAAGCTCAAAAATTTGAGTTGTCAAACACAAAAGAGCAGAAATTGCTTGAAAAATTTTCTAAGTTGCCACCAAATGCAACTGAAGCAGACATTTTGGCAATTGTCACTGAGTTTGGCTCTCCAGATAAAGTTTTGTCAGTACTTCAAGCATCTGCTGACAAGGAAGCACAAAGAACGGCTAGAGCAGATCAGGCTCGTAAAGACAATGAAGCGAAACTTGAAAGATTGCAAGAAAGAATTGATGCAGAAGCTGTTGCTGCAAGACAAAGAGGTGCTGATGCTAAACAATTAGAACAAATGAGAATTAATGGTAGAAAAGAAATTGAACAAGCAAAGAATGAGTTTAAACAATCTCAATTAGCAAACAAGCCAATGCCCGCAGGTTTAATTAAAGATGAGGCTGACGATTTGAAGCTTATTGATACTTTAGATGCTCAAATCACTACCCTTTCTCCTGTCATCAAAAATTTGACAATTGATCCAATAACAAAAAAACCTCCTTTGGAACTTGGATTTGTAAATAATCGCAAGTATGAATTAGCTAATGCAACTGGTAATTCGACTACTGAAAGTGCAGCTTACGCAAATTTAGAACGTGCTGTTCAGGCGGCAACAAACTTAAAAGTAAGCGCAGAAACGGGCGTTCAAACAGACAAAGACGTATTGCGTTTTGCAAATGAGTTTCTTGCTGCTTTTGGTAAAAATGATACTCGAATAACATTTGAAGCATTGGACAATTTTGTCAAGGCAACAGAGACAGCAAAGAAAAAAACAAAAATAAGAATTAATCAACGCAGAAAAGCGGCAAGAATAGAGCCGTTTTTTGAAGATACTTCATCTGATGAAGATTTGATAAACAAATACCAATAACGGAGTATTTATGGCAGCAACTTATGAAGAAGTAATGCAAGCTCTGCGTAAAGCTGATGCACAAGGAAATCAAGAAGATGCTCGTAGACTAGCAAAAATTGCACGGTCTATGAAAGAATCAAGTGCTTCTGATGCTGGTCAGCAAAATGCTCCTGCTCAAGCGCAAACTAAACCTGTTGCAACTGAAGAACCTAGTTTTCTAGAGAAGATGATTGGTTTTGGCTCTCCTACATACAGTTTGGTAAGAGGAGCAGTCATTCAGCCAGCATTAGGTGTAAATGAACTCTTAGCAAAAACTGGTTTATTTGGTCAAGACATTAAGCAAGGAGCATCTGCTCTTGTTAGACAAGAACAAGCCGCTTATGAAAAAGGCAGAGCAGCCGTTGGTAGAGAGGGAATAGATGTTCCTGAATTTACAGGCGCAATATTTTCTCCAGTTAATAAATTAATGCCATCTGCTAATGCAATAACTGGTGGATTAATTCAAGGAGGATTAACACCTAGCGGTAAAGAAGATGGTTCTTATCTTACTGATAAATTGTTTAACATGGGATTGGGTGCTGTGATAGGTGGAGTAATTCCACCAACAATAAAAGCCTTGTCTTACATAAAAGATCAATTGATTAACTTGCCGATTACAGTAGCAAACAAAGAAGCTGCGGCACGAAGATACATTGAATCTTTAGTTGGTGAGGAAAAACAACAGGTAATTGCGGCTTTAAGAAATGCTGGTGAAATTGTTTCTGGTAGTAAACCAACAACTGCTGAAGCATTGGTAAGTACGCCAACAGCAATAGGGGTTATAAAAGAACAACAACGGTTGGCAAGTCAAGTTCGCACACAACCGCAATTTGCACAAAGAAGGCAAGATCAAGCCGCTGCTCGTAAACAAGAATTAGTGGGTCAATTTGGCACTGAAGCAGACTTAGCGGCAGCAAGAGCAGCTAGGGCAGCGGAAACTACTCCATTGCGTGAAACTGCGCTTGAACAAGCAAACGTCTATGGTCAAGTTGTCCCTGCATTAGAGTCTGACATAGCAGCAAGACAAGCGGCTGTAGTGCAGAATCTACAGGCGCAAGGAAGAACCGCTACAGAAGAAGCGCAAGCATTATTGCGTGAAAGAACAGCACCTACAGGTAGAGAAATTCTATCTAGTACTGGTAGGGTAATAAATCTTCGTGATGGTGGTCAAATATCGCAAGTTGCTGGTATGCCAATGAAGTTTCCAGATAGATACACAGGCAATTACAACCTTGCTAAAAGCCTGTCTACTGCTGTCCAAGAATTTGCTGATCCTATTGCTCAAAGAAAAGCAGAACTTGGGTTTAAACAGTTGCAACTAAAAAGTGTTGCAGATGAGGGCTTCTATCCTCTTACAATTCAACCGATTATTGGAAAAATAGATGATAGTCTTGGTCGTGTTGGAGATAGGTCAAATGCACTGCTTGTCAATTCGCTTCAAGGACTACGCACAAAATTAGAAAATCTTGCTGATGAAAATGGCATCATCAACAGTGTTGATTTATACAATGTGCGTAAAGAAATTGGAAGTGACATCAAGTCTTTCTTGACGCAAAGAAATGAGCCATTTGGAGCGCAAGCTACCAATGTAGAAACGTCCATCAAAAAGATTCTTGATAAATCTATCAATGATGCGTCTGGAACTCAGATTTGGTCTGATTACCTGACAAAATTTGCCGACCATAGCAAGAAAATTAATCAAATGAAGGTTGGTCAAACACTGATTGACAAATTGAGTTTGAATTTAACTGATGTTGAAAAAGCTGGAACTTTTGCTTCTGCTGTTGACAACTCAGCCGCTTTGATTAAAAAAACTACTGGCGTTCAAAGATATGAAAAATTATCTGATTTCCTGACACCTCAACAAATCAAATCTGTTGAAAGTGTTCGTGCTGATTTAGCAAGATCACAAAAAGCAATTGAGATGGGTCGAGGCGTTAAAGCATCAGGAGAAGAAGCCTTTGCTGGTGGTGAAAAAATACCCGGCATGATTAGCAGTAAGGTAACGATTCTTAAATCTATTTTGGACACATTGAAGACAGGAAGTCAAAAGCAATTAGATTCAAAGATGACTGAACTTATGCTTGATCCACAAAAATTGGCAGATTTCCTAGAGGTCATGCCAAAGAAACAGGCTTCATTGATTACAAGTTCTTTGATGGCAAAGATGAGTCCTGAAATGCAACAAACATTCAAACAGTTTGTATCTGCCTCTACGCCAACACAAACTCAACTTACCCGTGGAACTATTTCTCAAATTACAAGAGAATAAGGACACAAAATTGATCCGATCAGCCTCCTCTTTGCCGCCAATGCTTGTGTTGCAGCAATCAGAGAGGGCTGTGAGCTTTATAAGCAAGTCAAGACCTCTTTCATGGAGGTTAAGTCTACTGTTGACGAAGCTGTTGGCATATATAAGGAAGTTACTGGATTTTGGAGTAACTTTAGTAACTTCTTTAAATCTAAGGGTAAACCAGCAACAGTTGCCTCTACGCCAAAGTCTGTGGCGAAAAAGAAACAAGCGAAGTTTGTTGCCGTTGACGAAACCCAAGTCAAAGTCGATATTGTCAAGCAACTCACTGAGTTCTTCAAGATTCAAGAGCAACTTGCCGCCCACATAAGGGAAGAAGAAGAAAAGTCAAAGAACGTCTACGATCCTGACCAGAACCACATGGAAGCCGCACTCAAGAGGGTGATGGCGCAGCAGCAGATGGCTGAGTTGGTTGTGCAGATTAGGGAGTGTATGGTGTACCAGAGTCCTCCTGAGATGGGCGCACTGTACTCAGAGGTCTTTAACATGAGAGAGACAATACAAGAGGAGCAAACTCAGGCGAGATTGAAGCAAGAGGCAATAAAGAGGCAGGAACTATGGCAACGCAAGGAGGAAGAAAGAAACTTCCAGCTAAAACTAGCGTATCTAGCAGTGACTACTATATTCCTCCTTTACCTGTGGGCGTGGTTACTGTTCGTAAGTCAGTGGAGGAAGACATAGTGGGATGGATTGCTGCTTGCTTGCTGATTGCCTTGTTGTTGCCTGTTATGGGATTTCTTTATCTTGACATTTTAGAGGCCAAGAATGAGGTCAAGTCTGAGGTGGAGAAGGTCGAGAAAATGCGGCAAAAGATTGAGCAAAAAGAAAGGGAGAAAAGCAAATGAACATCTACTGTATTTGGGGCTTGTCAATCCTGTTAGTGCTGTTGACGGGCTGTGAAGACCGATTTCGCTATAGTTGCCAAGACCCTAAGAACTGGGAAAATGCTGAGTGCAAGCCCCCTATTTGCACAGCTACAGGCACTTGCCCTGAAATGTTAGTTAAACCCGAACAGGAGAAAAAGTAATGCCAACAATCGTGATGAACAAAAATAGTCGTATGACTGCTGACGATATTGAAGCTAGGGTATGGGCGTTTGTGATTGTTTGTTTGATGCTGATTCTGCTTGGATCGGTAGCCATGTTTCTCTATGCTTTGACCTACGTCACTCAGCCTATGGCTGGTATGGCTCCCATTGACAAGGTGTACACACAACAGATTTCCACCATTATGGTGTTTATCACGGGTGTTTTGGGTGGTGTTGCTGGCAGGTCTGGTGTTAAAGCAATAGCAACTGCTACAGCAAAGGCAGAGGCTGTTGACAATGATGAACCCCCAAAGCCATGAGTCTGTTTAATCCTTGGGTACTTTTAGGCATCTTTTTGGCGGTAGCGAGTTCATTTGGCACTGGTTATCTCAAGGGAACAAATGACGAGAATGATCGTCAAAAACTTGAGATTGCTGCGCTTAATGAGGACGCAAGGCAAAAGGAGCAAGTCCTTATTACTGCTGTTCAGAACCAATCTTTAAAACTCCAAAAGGCAAATCAAAATGCTAAACTTTTACAGCAAAAGCGCAATAGTGATATTGACAGTGGTGCTCTCAAGTTGCGGATCGCTGTCAAAGCCTCAGAGTGCGCCGTACAAGCCTCCTCAGATGCCCCCGTTACCAGCGGAGATAACTCAGGAAGTGCATCAGCCGAACTTGACGGAGAGACTTCTAAAGCTCTTATCGCCATCACAGACGAAGGAGATGCCGCCATCAGAAAACTCGCAACCTGTGTCTCCCTCTACAACGAAGCCCTCCAAACCTTGAAAGTCAAACCATGAACTTATCTGCCAACTTCACCCTGAAAGAACTGACAAAGTCCGACACTGCCACTCGTTTGGGTCTAGACAACACGCCTGATGAAGCAACCATTGAGAATCTCAAAGCATTGTGTGAGAACGTCCTACAGCCTGTTAGAGAGCATTTCGGCAAGTCTGTTACCGTGAACTCAGGTTATCGCTCTCCAGAGTCTAATGCGGCTGTTGGTGGCTCTAAAACATCAGACCATTGCAAGGGGCAAGCCTGTGACATTGAGATAGCTGGCATTGCTAATGCTGATCTGGCTCAGTGGATCATGGACAACCTTGATTACACTCAATTGATTCTTGAGTTTTACACACAGGGTATACCCGATAGTGGATGGGTTCATGTGTCGTATGACCCCAACAACCTGAAGAATCAAGAGTTGACTGCTGTCAAGGTTGCAGGGAAGACTCAGTATTTGAATGGTCTACACGCCTAATCGTCAAAGAAGTGGAGGAAGACCCATATTCCAAGGAGGAGGACTCCTAAACCAATTGACAAAAGGAAAAGCAGGGACAGGACATTTGCAATCATCTTGGTTCTCCGATCATGTGTTTAGTGTTAAACAAGTCCTTGTGTTCAGGGTATTTTGCTTTCCAGAGTCTTGCATAAAAAGCAATGTAGTCGTTACTAATCTTGAAGTCTGAACCAGTAGTGACTATGGTGACTTCCCACCTAATTCTGTTGATTATCAGCCAATGACTGACCTTTGTTCGCCCCATTCTTACTGCTTCTAAGGCAAACATTTCAAAGTATTCCCAAACATGGGGATTCTCTTTATGCCAATCCCACCATATTTGCTTACGTTCTAAAAAACTTAAAGTCATATCAACTCCTATCAAAGTTAGTGGGTACTCACTTACGCTTTCCCCATTAAGTTACATCAAAAAGGGATGTCCGAATCCATGTCCTCAATCTTGCCTTTAGGCTTGCTTTGAGGCTGGCTTGCTTGTTCCTCTTTAGGGCTGACTGCTAACCCCATGAACTTGCCGTTCTTACCCTCTTTAATCCATGCTGAAAGCCAATAGGCTTGCCCATTGACCATAATGTTCCCTTTGTAATCGGGATGATTGGGAGTTTTTTTGTCTTGCTCTTTAAAAAGCACACCTGAGTTATCACGCTGTTCCATATTTACACCTTAATTTCATTGAGTTTTTTAACCTTGTCATCCACTTCAGCCAAGAAGCGGATAACTTCACTTTCGAGTTCTGCAATATAAATATCATTGCGCTCGATCCTTTTGACAAACAGTTGTAAGTGCGCTGGCATTCGTGGGTCGAAACTCACAAAATCGCACCAACTTCTGTTTGCACAAACCATTTGCCACTGCATCTGGTCGTAATACTTCTTTGCTGGCTCGTCACCCAACAGGGTTTCAATGTGTGTGGCAGTGTTCGGACACTTGATCTCTAAGCACCCATCATCACCCACAAGGGCATCAGGAGAGGCGGCAGACATGGCAATCCTTGGATGGTCAATAGCACCTACCTGATCGACCATATTGCCTGTTTTAGCCTCGTATGCGGCACGAGCAAATTCCTCGTTTTCGATGCCCCACTCCATAGCTGCATTGCTGTAGGACTCTGCCACTTGGTTTGTCATGCGCTCGACTACCAACTGTGCCATGTAGTTTGCTCTGCTGGTGCTGTAGCCTGTCTTTGTCTTGGCAACAATGTCAGAGATACGAGAAGCAGTGGCTTTGCCACAACGCTGTGCAAACCATTCTGGAGAACCTTGTTCAATATCGCTCATGCGTCCCTCGCTTTCATCATGGCATCTGCCACTTTATAAGATTGTTTTGCAAATGTTTCAAGTGGTGCATTGACATCAGAAGAAAGTAAACCTTGCATAGCCTTTGCCGCAAAGTAATCACGCAAGGTCATGCCACCAGTAACTTCATATACAGGGAAAGCATATTCTTTGTTAGGATTTGTCATGCTGATTCCTTTTCTAATTTATAGATTTTGTTTATTTTTCCACCAGCATTAGAACTAACAACAGTTGAATTTACCCAAATATTTCCCGTTGACAAATGTCTTATATGCCCTCTACGCAAGTGTTCTCTTGGTGATCTATGAGTCCCGCCGACAGCAGCATAGTTGTTATTAGTTCGATTGATAGTCAACACAGAATATTCATCAAACAGTAAAGCACCCCTTTTCGCTGCGGTTTTATTTGGTTTACGAACAGGTAATTTTTCTATTTGTACATTCTTACAGCTTAGTGCTTCAATCAATGCTAAAACTGCGCCTATCTCGTCATTTAAATCCATAGCCGCAAATTTTTCCCAATCATCACCAAGTCTCTGTTTTGCTATATCACCAATATCATAATAACTAACACCAATAAAATTATTGTTAATACTTTTTATGATTGGTTTTTTTGATACCAATGGGTTTGGCAAAACATTATTGTCTGATGATTTTAATGTTATCAAAGCGGCATACGGCATAAATACCCAATAAGTAGTTGGCGTTTTATATTGAACCATTGTGCAAACAGTAATGAAATTAGTTTCTTGTGTAGCAAAAACAATGCGGTTTGGGGCAGAAACTGCCGCATCACCAATTTGTTCTTCCACTAATCCTCCACCCAAGCCATGACAACTATATTCAATCACAATTTCAGGAAAAGGCAAATTAAGAATATCTGGCAAGGCTTTGAAATCTGTATCAAAAATTCTGCCTCCATTTGGCAAAATAAACTTTTGTGCTTTTACAGCTTTGTCAAACACTGAATTTGTTAGGCTTGTGAAAACTGCATTTTTGTAAAGTGGGATACGTTCTTTAAGTTCAGGGATTGCTTTTCTTAAAAAATTCATTTCAATGCTCCTTTACGCTTATCTTTTGCATCAATTACTTTCTTTTGCCAGCCCTTATCAACACCGCAAGCAGAGTAAGCAGTTGCGTAAGCATCTTTCAGTTCCTCAAGGGTTGAAGCAGCATCAATGGCTGCTAAATGGTCAATCATTACGTTTACATCAACGTCTGAACCCTCACCCTCTGGCAAGTCTTCACCCGCATAGATGTACAACGAGAGTCCATGTAAAGCCAATGCCTTGGTCATGCAGCGCATGATGGCAGTGTTGACTGCAAACGCATCAGGATTGAGGATTGCTTTGTTGCGGAAGTCCATCACAGGTAGTTGGCAAGTCATTGGCTTGCGGAACATTGTGACTGTTACGAACACCATTGCAGTGCCGTTTATATCCATGAAACACTTGTCACCAAACATTTCAACTTTGAAAGTGGCATCTTCATCAGCTTTGAGTGCTTCAGCCCACGCCCACGCCCATGAAAGATATGTCAAACCACCTTTTTTTTCAGTGTGTTCATTCACATTTGTTGACAACAATTTGTTAATTGCTTCTTTTCTGTCAACCAGAACACCTATTTCAAACGCCTTTTCTTTAATCATTTTCACTCCTGTTATTGAACTCTACGAATTTGTTTAACCACTTCTTCTTTCTTACTCTCTTTAACTCCTTTCTTTTCAAACTTCTTCCATGTTGCTGACACATCGGTCAGGGCTGAGTTCACATACCCAAATTCAGGGTCAGTGATTAGTTTGGATGGCATAACCACCCGTTGTACCTTTGGCTGTTGCTTGACTCTCTTAGCCGCCTTTTGCCGCAATTTCTGACGCTCGTTGATACTGACTGTCGGTATCCAAATCTCGAAATAAGATAAAAAACGAATCATCGCAGCATGGACTTTTTGGGCTATGCGGTTTAACGCAAAATGCACAGTAATATTCATTGGAATGCTCCTCAATAATACGATCAAGGTTGAGCTTAGTCTTCATTAGTGACCTCGCCTTTGGAGTAAGGGTTGATTTTAACTTTTACCTTGCAGTCTTCCAAGGCTTCCTGTTGGCGT